GTAGTGGATTTGGAGGAGGCGACGACGACACTGTCGATACCGACTATGACCTTGATGATGTTATGGTATGTCTGTATCGCAATGACAAGCCGAATAGTATTAACGATGTGATACAAAAGAACTATTCAGCGGAGCATCCATACGAAAAGATTGCTTATGAAATTGCCGAAAACTTTTATAAGAATAATAAGAATAAATATATAAATATATAGTCGTTTTATAAATATAGAATATATAGAATATGGAAGAAGTTATGAATCAAGCACCTGAGCATATCTCGAAAGAGGATGCTGAAATCATCTTTAAAAAGAATAAAGAGAATGTTATTGATACCTTAATCGAATTGTGGGAGTTGGAAGTGCCGAAATCAGTCCCTTTACAGGATGATATTCCCACGAACGACAAAGCAGTCTTGTCGTCCGACAAAGCGAAATGGGCGAATATAAGAGACATCTGCGATTCCTATGATATAGAGATGCAGACGCAGATGAATCGAATGAAGAACCGTTCATAAAATATCCCTTATTTTTTATAATTTATAATAAGTAAAGTTAGTTAGAGAAAGAGAGATGGCAATTGAAACCTATGAGTTTGATAAATTAACCCAAGTGATTAAAGAAGTCTTCCCTGTGAAGAAGTGCGACCAGTTATTTTGCGATTTTAATTTTAATTCGTTTAGCAAATACCTTAATATGACCTCTGGATTTTTAACAGGGAATGATTATGCCGTGAAGCAGGTTCGAACATTCGGCAGAGGAGACCCTATGGACGGCACTGGTGGTAGCATAGAAGACGAAGACGATTTCTCGTCGCCCTCGAAGTTCCTGTATTATAATACGGATAAAAAAGAAGGATATTAAATATCCCTTATATAATTAGATTTATTAGATTTAATTTGAAATGTTTCGAAATTTCGCATTCGAACTAATTTTGATACTACTCATAGTATTTGTCGTTATGTCGATGATACCGCTAATCGAATTGAAATATCATAGCGATTTATATGAGACGATTGAGACATACAATAAATACTGCTTAAACAACGACCCCAACCTATTGAATGAATTGGACGTGAAAGATACGTATATGTGGAATATGACAACCTATATACACGATTTTGAAACGGTATCCAGATATTTATTCAAGAACGACGAAGTAAGCGATAGGGCATTGAAAGATAAAAATGAAAACAATGAAAACAAGGGATATGATTACAAGGAGTTGAAAGAAGAAGATTTACAAGCCACGAAAATATACAAGTATTATCACAATATGTCAATCCCATTTATACTATTTATCCTTCTTCTTTTCGGGTATTCGATGTATCAGAGTAGGTATTTAGAGGAAATCAAAATGTGTATGTCAGGCGACGTCGCTATCAACGAACACTTTCGATACTACCTATATGCTATGGCTATCTATATCATACTATTTATAACCTTCTTCGGCATAATATCAAAGAAGATTACAGAGATATACAAAAGGGACGATACCGAAACCTACGAATATATAATGCTGATGAAAGAACTCGATATCCTTTTAAAGGAGAATAAGATAACCGTCCCCGATAATAACAAGATAGTCGAGATATTAAAAAAACATTCTAAGAATAAAATTAACGACATACCGTATGTCGCATTAAATAATAAAAACGCAATGTATGAACTTGTGTTGGCACAAAAGGCAAAGAGTATAAGCAAAACAGACATCCTTTCTACAAAGGATATAGACGAATCCAATACATACAAATACGATAACATCGACGATAAATTCATACGGTTAATGAATATTAATCGGCTCGAATATTATAACAGCGACGAGGCGAAAAGCAAGGTGAAGGGCAAGGTTGCCGACATCTTTCGATTCATTTATGCTTACGTAGTCTTTTTAATCGTCCCGATACATTTGCTATCCGTATCGCTCAAAGGGAACTATGTCTATTTATTATTCTCAATCATCGTCATCATCCTATTTAGCATATCTGTGTATAATATTTACAATACTTTACAATAAGAAGAGACACGTACGTGTCTCTTATAATATCTTTTTTTCTTTCTAAGGTTTAAAGTAAAAGCAAATAAAAAGTAAAAATGAGGTTTGCTTCAACGATAAACTTAACAATAATAACAATGATGATAATCATCTATTTGAACGAGATGCGAAACATCAGTATGTTCCTCTTTAACTTCACCTATATAAAGGATTTGGCGAGAATCATAATGGATGAAAAATGTAATAACGTGTATTGCGAGGCGGAGACAGACAGATATCAAATCGCCAAGAATAGTTATCGGTTGCTGATGCCCAACGATGTCTTCAATTCGAAAACCTACATCATCTTCACCTTCATAATCTCGATAATGATTTTCATATATTATTATCGTATGCTCGATTTAAGTAATTACGAGGGAACGTGGCAGAAAAACGTCGCTTATGTTCTAATACACGTTTTTTTGCTAATTATTTTATTGGGTATGATTATTTACAGATATACTCCTCACGATGAAGCAGGATATCAAAATTATTTTAAATTATTTAGAAAAGGAAATTCGGCGAGTGATGGGTTTGGTGCGTCAGTTGGGCTATTAATGTATTTAGGAATACCATTATTCGTGGTCTTACTAAAATACTGGGATGAAAAATTGAGGGGGGAGAGTTTAGAAGATAAAATTAGGGCAATTAATATATTAGTTGCCTTATGCTGTTTCATCGCATCCATCACGCTCGTATTCAATCTAATGAATATCGTGATGAGTTTTCGCACGAACACGACACCTATGTTGAAAACAAAATGTTTAGGATGGTCTCTACAACAATCCTTTAATGGACACAAGGAATATAAAATTACTGATACTAATAAAGCGTCGTTCATCACAGAAACAGAATACGATAACATTAAAAAACTGACGGTTAGAACAGATACAGCAGCAGGAACTAAAAGCCTTTTAGAAGGATGCGGGGCGAATATATCGTCGGCTCTCGACGTGTTAATCGCATTCGAAGAATTAACGAACGTTGTCATAAACGGGCTTTCAACAGAAGATAATAAACATACTACTTACGTGGAAACTCTAAGAAAAATAATAAATAACAATTTTACGAAAATAAACGATTGTAAGGATACCCCATATACCCAAGATACGTCAGAGTTCGCCTTGATATTCGACAAAAAGGTAAGCATACCGAATTATTACGGTCCGCTTGGCAAGGAAGACCCTCGCATTACAGATAACCCGAGATTCAGTTCGGAGCATAGCGTGAATAGCAACGACCGTAATAAGGACTATGTATATACCGCCGACATATCCTATGACAATGCGAATGTATTCTATGAAAAATACTGGGATATGAATGATACAGAAGATAATTTCTTATGGAGGTATGATTATTTCGTGCCTACGTATTTATTCGGGGGTGGAGAAAATAGACCAAATCTATTGAAAATACTAAACTATGTCGCAACTTTCACAGTCTTAATAGTCGTAACCTTGGCTATAATATGCGTAGGTCTATATATTTTAGATTCCACCAAAAATAAGGATATTTTCAAAAATATCTTTAATCTCAAAACACTTTACGACTTGTTAATTCCCTTCATCGCCCTTGTCGTGTTCTTAACATTTATAATCGTATTCATTCGCTTCAACACGAACTTTAATAAGAATGTGGTGTATAAATGCCTCGATTGTAGTTATAAAAGGGCTTTAAATAAATTGAATACGATAGTCTCTCCTTATATACGAATGTATGATACCAAGATAACGACGGGTAATAAATATTACCTTCATCACTACATTATCACCAATGTATTCTACTCCATATTGAGCGGTAATATAAACTTACTGGGTAATGAAGAGAGGGCTATAAATACTGCGTTTGATGGCAAGTATTATTACGGGATTGATGGGATTAAGTCGAACCGATTAAAGTTCGGCGAAATGAATAATAGTATTCTTAGCAATGATAACCAGTTTAGAGAATATTACAAGTCGAAATATATCGACCTATATAATGGCAAGGACGATACCGAAATTACAAAAATATACAATGTATTTTCAAATATATTTGCGGTATATGGGACTGTGCCGACGACAGAACCCGAAATCGATACATACTTTAAATGCACTGTTCTTACAAAGGATACGATTTTAAAGATTTATAGTATTATTAAAAAATGCTTTGAGTTGTTTAATGAGGATAGGTTCAATAACAATATAGTATATTATAACAACCGAGACCCGTCAATTACCGACAAAAGTAAAACACAGATAACCATCGATTCCTACAAGCGATTCTCTTTTTATAAAAACGGAGACAAACTCATACCGCATCAGTTTATCTTAAAATTAACAAAAAGCGAATATGAGGAGTTTGTAGGTGATGCGGTAGTAACCGCAGTAAATGCAGTAGGAACAAAATCTGCTATACCTGTTAGTTCGATTACACCATATCATACAGAAACAAAAACGGGTTTTGATACGGCTCTTGGAAAGTTTAATCCTTCTATTCTATCTACCGCTACGGATATGACCCCAATATTAGAGGATGATATATCCGACGAAGATTCCATAAATCAGAAAGAGGATATACGAAATAAAAATGTAATCAAAATCATCGCCAAGTATCTATTGATTCTCGGGCATATTAATTATAACGGGATTGAATATAAAAAGGAAGTGGTATCCACTGTTGTTGCTACTATTAAAACTCAGGAAACTGTCAATGCGAATAAAAAACAAATATTTGAATTAAGAACACGGAAACTGTATCAATTGATTTCGAACGTTTCATATAACGATACGTATGACGGTATCGATGATACGTTTGTTAAAATAAGCGATATCGCATCAGGTGGTACAACAGGAACTATTACAGACTCAACCACATACAAAAAATACAAAACGCTAACCTATATGTATAACTACTTGGAAACCAAGTATGTCTCGTTGTCCTCGAATAATAATAAGAATTACTTATTGAATATTATCCAGAGTATCAATAACACCCTGAATAACGACGACAAAATCATAACCGCTACAACTGGTAGCAAAGAGTCCAAATATTTATTTGCCAAACGAATCGAAGAAATGAAGGTACAGCCAGAATACGAGGATGAAAAAGCGATTTTAGAGAAGGCGATTCGTATATCGACGACATCCTTCGAATCCACGTATTATATGAATATGCTCATTATAATATGCTACATAATCGCTACAATAAAATCTGTTTAAAGATTAAATAGATAGATAAATGACGGCAGAGGAGGAAACAGTAATAAAAACAGCAAGAGATAATGCTAAAACTGCCGAGGATTCAAGATTAAATCAATGTGTCAGCGTCACCGATAATCAGGACAAATGTTTTTATGATATGTCAAGCAAGATACGAGAGTTCTTACATAAGGACACGTATATTCTCGAACACACAAACAACATCAAGAAGGATGACAGCAACGATAGAATGAAGGTATTTTATAGCAAGTTCTTCCAGCCCTATAAAGTGAATAAAAATAAAAAGATAAACGACACGGATAACCAATATTATTTCAATACGTTTGGGATTTTACCATTGGAATTGCTACCCGCATCCTATATACCCTTCAATTATAAGAACTTCGAAATGAACTTGGACAGATTATCGAAGGGTGAGATATTTTACGAAGAAGACTATAAGAAGATATTCGTAGATTACGATACTGTCAAGAAGGAGACGACAAAGGATACGATACCGAATAATTACATCAATAACACCGATTTAAAGGACTATTTAACCTATTGCCTGAAAGATAAATTGAGCGACCCGAAAGCGATTTTTAACGCGTATAATACACAGCGGATGACGGGACACGTTATGGTATTGTGGTTTTTTATCATTATAATGATGCTCTTTGTGGTATATTATTATTATCGAGACATATACTCGTATATTCTCTTGGGTATCACGATACTCCTCGTGTTTGTAGCGATTATTTGGAAGATGATATATATACTTAATATAGACTAATATAGACTGACGAATGAATAATATTATTATCTATATTACGATTAAGGAAGGCAATGAATAAGGAAGCATTAAAATCCATTTACGCATACAATATGCTTTTTAACAATGTGAGTGGTAATGATACAACGGATAACAATGCGAAATTGAATACTAACTTGATAAGCGATTTTGATTTACAGAACTTCAACCCTAAACGTTTCGAATATTACACGACCTTGTTAAAAATGTTTGACAACGACCAAGAAACCTTGGAGAAACTATTAGCCAAGTATAATAGCGTGAAGAGCCTTCGAGTAAAGGAACGGAAACTAATTCGAGAAATCAACGACTATGTAAATAAAATCAACAAGGCGAAAACTGTTGGAGGAGGAGCGGAGACGACGGGTTCGGATACATTTACAAAAAAACTAACGGAACTAAAAAAAACATATACTGGAAATACAAAGATTTATGGTTTAATGGAACTTTCAAAAAAATTATATAACGCAAAAATCTCAAATAAAGGGGATACATCTTCTAAAAAACAAGATGAGAAATCGAAAGACGTCTCGAAAAAAATTGTTCCAGAAGCAGAAGACAAATATAGCATTGCGTTTGATACCTTTTTAAAAGCGAGTAACGAATTTGAAAAATCAAAATTAAAGAAAGAAGATATAGATAAATACGAAGAGAGTATAAATGTTTTTGAAATGTTTATAAAGAGTTCTACATTTATGTCAGGAGGAGTAGGAGTTAGCAAGGAAAAAGTAGATACTTTTATAGAGAACATAAATGAACATAATAATATCATACCTGAAACACGAACGAACTTCGCAAGAGACGCAATAGATCTTATTAGATTAGCAAGAAAATATGTAGAAGAGTCAAGAAATAAGTTAATAGACCCTGTAAAGGAGAAAAACGACATTGCGGGAAGTTTAAAAGCACAGGTGTTTTCGAATCCCGCATTAAAAAAATTACTAAAAGTTGCCCTTCAAAAAGAAGCAGTGAAATCATCAGACGACACAGATACCATTGAAAAAGAATCAGAGATACTATCCGCAAAAGCGTCAGTATTAGAAGCATACACGTCTGAATATGTTGCGTTTGCCTATCTTCAAGTAGAAAAAGCACAACAAGAATTAGAAAAAGCACAAGCGGTTCTTGCTTCATTACCGAGTGATACAGAAAATGATTCAGAAAAGAATGCGAAAGTAATTAAGAAGGTTTCAGAAGCAAAAATAAATAACTGTGAAATAAATGTTTTAGACGAACATAAAAAAAAAGTTGAGTTATATATCGCTTTTAATAACAAAAACCAAGACAAAACAGTTGAAAATATAGAAAACGATTTAGATATTCCAGAACCTTTAAAAACTATACGACAACCACAAAGCAAACAAAAAACTACATTAGCAGCTCAAGTTATAGAAGAAGCAAGAAAAGCCAATGTTATACAAAAAGGCATCATATCTAAACTAAAAGGTAATAATGGCGATAATATAGAAGTTATTAGGACTGCCGTAAATGAAGCAGAGAAAGCATTAGAACGAGCCAAAACAGAAGCAGAAAAAGCGAAAAACGCATTAGACTTAGCGACATCTAACAAAAATGCAGTAATTGAATATGTTAAACAAGTTAGCGTCAAAGCAAAGGAAGCAAAGAAGGCAACAAAGGTTGCCAATCTTATAACAGCAGAGATAGCAACGAAGGCAAAGAAAGATTCCGAAAGTATCATAGGAAAGACAAGAACATTAGTAATAGACATAGAAGCACAAAAAAATTATGCGCATGATTGTATAATAGATATAGCATATCTGTATGAAGTAGATATAAGTGACGATGTAATCGCCAATGCAAAGAAAGAAGTTAATGAAGAAAAAACATCAGGTTCTTTACAAGGAAGAAAGGGTATGTTCGGGAGCGATACACAATTACCATTATCACCAGTATTACAACAATCACCAGTATTACAACAATCACCAGTATTACAACAATCACCACAATTACCATTATCACCGCGATTACAAGTACAACAATCACCACGATTACAATTACCACCACAACAATCACGATTACAATTACCACCACAACAATCACGATTACAAAGAAGAACATCATTAGGCGGTGCAAGTCCCGAAGAAAAGTATAGCGACGATACTTTAAAAGCCCAGTATTTAGAGAAGCAACGCTATCGTTCTATTCCTCCTCGAACGAAGGAGGAGTTCAGGGATGTCAAGAACAACAATAAAGGCACAGTGGTTCGCATCAATACCGATAACAAAATCGAGCAATTATCGAATGACATCGATACATACAATACGTTCTCGGTAGAAGACAGGGAGGATAACAAAGATGCCATTCTTAAAAAAATAAAGGATTTTGAGAATGACCCGCAAAATCCCTTGGATGAGTTGGAGATAACATTAGACGACCGAATCGTATTCATTATCGCAACCTTTTTTATCCGTTATATCACGTTGCTTATGGTTCAGTGGTGTATTGATATCAATATTATAACATCCTTCTACGAAGGGTTCATATACTACGCTGTTATCTATATCATATTATTTTGGTTTGTTGTGTTATTCATCAATATCGATAATAGTTATGATGTGAAATATATGAACTTTAATGGGATTATCAATAGCATCCGCTCGTTGTTCTTCTATTTTTATATGGGGACGAATGGGATTTCGAGGTTATTAATCCATACATCACTTATCATCTTATTAATCGTCATCCCGATTATCTTGAATATCAAGAAGAAGCCCGAGTTCAGGGACGAAGCGAACCACGATGATACAGTTGCAACCGTGAAACTATTAAACTACGACGAGCGAAAGCAACTCTCAAAGACACTGACGCTATTCACTATGTTTATTTGGCTTTTCACAAGTATCATCGCAACAAAGTTTTAGAATATATATATCTCTAATTATTTTAGATGAATGGATAACTTACGCTATATATCTTTACAATATATCAAGGGGGATAACTATGAGAAAATACAATGTTTCAAGTATGAAGAAATGATAGAACTGTTGAAGGAAATTCAAGAATCACGAGATTATTCGAGACCCACGCTTGATAAATTAGAAGCGGCGGTGGAAGAAGAGAAGTGTCCGATTGGAGAGAGTTTCTTAAATGACTTGGTAAATTATTATAATTTCAAGGATATTAAAGAAAGGTTAGGAGAAGTTAAAAAAGATATCGAATATGCTGGATATGATAGCAAAAATGGAGATAACCGAACAGAACTAATAAAGAGTTTAAAAGAATTAATAACGGGTGTTGGAGGTATCAGTCAAAGTCCTGATATTGGACGAGAGATATTAAAAAAAAATCCTGAACCAGTTAATGCCAAATTAGGGTTTGCTAAAAATATTTTGAAAACTGACGTATATTCACCGTTTAAAGAATCCGCTTCAAAATGCGATTTAATTTTTGAAGATATACCACAAAATGGAGCAACTGACACAGAAGCAGAGTATAAAAAGGAAATCGAAGAGGATTTCGCAGATTTTATCGTATCGTATGATTATACTGATACCGAAAGATTAAAGACGAGACTAACATTAGAAATAAACTATGTTTTAAGTCAAAAACAAGGAACAAAAGAGCATTTAATTATGTTATTAGAGACGTTGAAGACCGTTTTATTATACGAGGATAGTCTCGATACGATTATGGCGTTATTCAATCGATATATCAAGATGTGCGTAAGGAATATTGGTAAATACGATGACTTATTCAGCAAGAACGACATCAGTAATATCGACGATGTCTTTATGATTAAATCCTACGCAACGTTTTTACATAAATTAGAAACCTTGAAGAAGAACTTGGAAAGCAAAGACCAGACGAAGTTAGAGAGGGAACTGACACACGCATTAGAGAAACTCTTTGATTTATATGGCATCAATGACCCTGACGCAATCATAGCCGACGAAAAGAATTATATCTACGACCATATAGCAAACACAGACCCGTTATAACTTGGTATGTTATGCTTTGCATTATTTATTTTTATTTAGATTGTAAAAATACAAAAAGAACGAACGAATGAAATGAGATGAACGAATCTATATTTTTAATTGGAATAGGCAAGTCCGCCCATACCCGAGAGGATGCGGAGAACGTTGTAATTCACGGCGTATATGCTGATGACACCAGTAATGCTCGATGAAAGCGAAAGTACCGCAGTATCGATACGGGACATATTGAGCGTTCCACTGGGTTGATGCTCCTCGGGTTTGAGGGCGAAAGAATAGACATTGATGCCTTGATGGAACTTGTCGGGAGTATTCTCGTGATGCTGATAAGGCTGGACGAGCGAGAAATAATCGCCCTTGCGAGTAGCGAAGCGATCATTGCCGTTAAGCATTATCTTGGCACTTGTGACAGGGTTGGTGGAATCGAGGTGGTCGTTATTGTGTTGCCCGTTTCCTGCGGATGAGTAATTGTTCCAATACACATCAGTAGTAGTATCCTTAATCGTCCAGACGAGTTCCTTACAAGGATGATTAAAGTTCATACGGATGCTCTTCATTGACTCGCCTGAGGAAGTGATAGAGTCAGCACCAGTGAATTGAAGTTGCTCTATTAAATACTCGTGGGACAGTTGGGCGAATCGGCGGCGTTCATCGGTATCAAGGAATATGTAATCGACCCACAGAGTCGCCTTGTCTAATTTAAGAGATACTGAGGAAGCACCAGTTAAAGCACTGTTTGTGATGGGAACGCCAGTTCCAGTGAGTAATTCTTCCTGTATCGTGAAGTTCTTCGTTCCAAAATCCTTCATAGCCGCTTCTGCTTCATACTCGATGTTGATTTTAACTTCGTGGTATTGAAGAGCGATTAAAGGAAGAGCGAGACCAACGTTGCGACAGAACCAGAACTCGAGAGGAACATAGAGTTCGTATTTTTCACCGACTACAAGTTTGGTGGCGATATTACGAGCGTTAGCACCAACCATCACGTTATAGCCATTGCGTTTTCCGACAGGAAGGGAAAGTTCGTTCCAGATGTAAAGCCATTCGGAGTAATGCTTGTCGATACGCTGTCCGCCGATTTCGAGTTCAATCGTCTTTAACAGTTTATGACCGAAGTTGGGAACAAGAGCAACCGCATTGTCAGTAGTTCCAGAAGCAACGATTTCACCATAGAAATATACACGATGTATTAAATCACCGTTGCGGGTGATTTGGAAACTAACCCGAGAACCGAGAGAATTACTGCCAGTCGGTGTTTGCTCGATAGCCTCAATAGCGAAGTTCGTATGGCGACGATAGACAACCTTGAAGAAGGTAATTTGAGGATTACCAGTTAAATAAACATCCTGAGCCCCGTAAGCTACTAATTGAAGAAGACCACCACCCATTTACGCTATATTCTTTATACTATTAGAGGAGAAAAAAAAAAGGCAATTCATTACATTCATTACATACACGCATATATCGAGAAATCTCGATATTTTTGATATATTCATTTATTTAATTGGAATAGGCAAGACCGCCCATACCTGAGAGGATACGAAGGACGTTGTAATTGACCGCATAAACATTTAAATTGGTGTTCTCAGTTAAGCCAGACTGGAAGTCGAGAGAAAGAGTAGCAGTATCGATACGGGACATATTGAGAGTTCCACTGGGTTGATGCTCCTCGGGTTTGAGGGCGAAAGAATAGACGTTAATACCCGCATTCGCAGGGATGTTCTCGTGATGCTGGAAGGGTTGTATGAGATTGAAGTATGAGCCTGGGCGACCTGAGAAACGGTCATTGCCGTTTAGGATGAGTTTGGCGGTTGCGACAGGATTTAAAGAACCGACCGCCTTGTTGTGAAGGGCGTTCAGGTTATAATAGTAAGGAAGGGAAGCAATAGCCCCATTAGTAGTGGTGTAATTGAACCAATTGTTATTGGTAAGTTGTTGCGTGGCGGTAGCCTTCTTGTTCGCAAACCACACAAGTTCCTTACAGGGATGATTGAAAGAAAGTTTAGAGTTCAACTTGGTAGAAGAGACGGATTCTGAGCCAGTGAATTGAAGTTGCTCTATTAAATACTCGTGGGACAGTTGGGCGAATCGTCGGCGTTCATCGGTATCGAGGAATACATAATCGACCCACAGAGTAGCGTTAGGGAATGCGGTAAGTGCGTCCGCAGAGCCACGGCATAAATCGGCAGTCTCGAATTGGATGTTGATTTTCACCTCGTGATATTGGAGAGCGATTAAAGGAAGAGCGAGACCGACGTTGCGACAGAACCAGAACTCAAGAGGGACATACAGGGTTTTGCCATTATAGCCAGTTCCACCCGCTTGACCGACCATCTTATTATAGCCATCACGCTTTGACTTTGGTAGCGAAAGTTCATTCCACACATAGAGCCAATGCGAATAATGCTTGTCTATCTTTTGACCGCCTATCTCGATTTCGACATAGTTGATAACACGAAGACCATAGAAGGCACAAAGGGAAGTTGCGTCAGGCACTTTGAGTGAAAGATACATACGATGAACTAAATCGCCATTACGAGATATTTGGCAGGTTACACGATTGCCATACCCCGGGGTTCCGTTGAAGGTTTGTCCGATAGCCTCAATAGCGAAGTTCGTATGGCGACGATAGACAACCTTGAAGAAGGTAATTTGAGGATTACCAGTTAAATAAACATCCTGAGCCCCGTAAGCTACTAATTGAAGAAGACCACCACCCATTTACGCTATATTCTTTATACTATTAGAGGAGAAAAAAAAAAGGCAATTCATTACATGCATATACATATATACATATATACATATATACATATAATGATTTTTAGTTGGAATAGGCAAGACCGCCCATACCCGAGAGGATACGGAGGACGTTGTAATTGACCGCATAGATGTTGATACCATCGTAGGTAAGAGCAGGTGCGTCGGTGAATGACGTAGTTATCGCCTTGGTGGTAACCATAAGCGTAGCGGTATCAATACGGGACATATTGAGAGTTCCACTGGGTTGATGGTCTTCGGGTTTGAGGGCGAACGAATACACGTTGATACCGGGGTTATTCGGTATATTGGTGTGATGCTGATAGGGTTGAACGAATGAGAAGTAAGCACCATCACGAACACTGAAACGGTCATTGCCATTTAATTGAAGTATAGTATCAGTGAAAGGTGATGCTGCTCCGATGGTAGTTCCAGAAACATTTCCACTGGTAAAGTCGAAACCAGCCATATAATTCGAAGAAGCATATTCTGTAACAAACTCGGTTTTCGAACTCCTTGGTAGCACTTCGCTAACTAATGCGGTAGTTAAATCGACGTTATCAGTATCCGTGTAGTTATACCAACAAGCCTTGCGAGAATAGTTGTTGGGCTTGGCGACCCAGACGAGTTCCTTGCAGGGGTGATTGAAGTTGAGTTTGACACGATTGGTTGAACCGCCATTGAGCGTTTCAGTTCCAGTGAATTGAAGTTGCTCTATTAAATACTCGTGGGACAGTTGGGCGAATCGGCGGCGTTCGTCAGTGTCAAGGAATATGTAATCGACCCACAGAGACATATCGGTTATGTTGGCGACAGTTCCGACAGTAGTTCCTGAGACATACTTCTCGGAGGTTGCGAGAGTTCCAGTAGCAACCTGTAAATTGATAAGGCAGTTTTCCTTAGTTTCGAAATCAATCTTGATTTTCACTTCGTGGTATTGAAGAGCTATTAAAGGAAGGGCGAGACCGACGTTGCGACAGAACCAGAATTCAAGGGGGATATACAGGGTAGTGTCATTGAATGAGGTTATGTCCTTGTCGGCACCGACCATAGTGTCATAACCGTATCGCTTACCACGGGGGAGGGAGAGTTCATTCCAGATATACAGCCAGTCCGAATAGTGCTTGTCGATTTGTTGTCCGCCAATCTCGATAAGAACGGATTTAATCAGGCGAAGACCTACGTAATTGACATATCGGGCTCCTGTGGTTAAAGTCGGGATGTCAGCAATCTTAGGTAATTCGACTTGGAGATATACACGGTTAATTAAATCACCGTTGCGAGATATTTGGCAATTCACAGTCTGTCCGTATCCAACAGTTCCGTTGAAGGTTTGCTGGATAGCCTCAATAGCGAAGTTCGTATGACGACGATAGACAACCTTGAAGAAGGTAATTTGAGGATTACCAGTTAAATAAACATCCTGAGCCCCGTAAGCTACTAATTGAAGAAGACCACCACCCATTTACGCTATATTCTTTA